CGTTGTGCAGCCGCAGGAGCGCGACGAGGGAGGGGTAGTTGGGCGAGAACGCGGACGGCACAACGGGCGCCAGAGGCAGCCCGGTGCCGCGCATCAGGACGTTCGCGCCGAACCGGCAGAGGGTGCGGTCGGTGGCCGTGTTTGACACCCAGCGCACAACGATGGACGCTGAACTCGCCCACGGGTAGACTGCGTCCCAGCCAGCGGTGGCCTGCGCTTCCGGGCACGTCACGTAGCCGAGCAGCCCGAAGGATGCCCGCATGGTGACGCCGCCAGTGAAGGTGGGCCCGCGGGGGTACAGTCCGACGGCGTCGAAGGTTGGACCGACGCCAGCACTGATGAGGTTCGCGAGGTAAGGCGGGGACGAGAAGGTCTCGAACACCGGAATGGGGGTCTCGGTGCTCGTCCGCGTGTACTCCAAGCGCACACCGTAGGTGCCGGCGGCTTCTGACGACGTCATGGCCGTGGAGAGGTTCAGGATGTGTGTGTTCGCCGTGACAACGAGCGTTCCGCCCGAGAGCGTGGCGTTGTGGCTGCTGTAGGCTGCCCAGGCGGTGGTGGTGCCACTTGCACCCTGGGAGTGGAAGACGGCGAAGGTGGGGGGCTGCTGGCCGGAGGCATGGGGGGAGAACCCGAAGCAGATGACAGCGACGTGATACGTGTCAACGCCGAGGATGTCTGGGAGGTCGGCGAGGACGGTGGCGTTTTGGGCCGTGTCGCGCCCGTCTGGGAGGTTCGTGAGGATGCCATCCGGCTGCTGCCGGAGAGGGTCACCGAAGGCGGCGGCCGCCGCTGCAGTGAGAGGGTCGCTCGAGACGATGCTGAACAAGGTCGTGGAGCCAGGGAAGGTGGGGACGTAGGTGTCATTGAGCCGGACTGTGGAAGTGGATGACATGCGGCGTCGAGAGCCGTGAGGCGAGAAGGTTCGTGATACGAAACCGACTAGCTGAATACGGCTGGGGGCGCTACTCCCCACCCAGCGCAAGCCGGGCGATGATCTGGCCGTGCGCGCGCCACTGAGGTGTGCGGCGCGCGCACCACGTGCGAGTACATCCGGTTGCATGGGGTGTGGCGGCCCCTGCATTACGTATCATACGCGTTACCAACCGGAACGCTCCCGATTTACGGGAGCATGCAGGCCAGGCGCGCGTCAGCGCAATACCCAGTCGCCTCCATGAGGGCGGCCTGGGATTCCTGGAACTGCAGGGGCGTGATGCCCATGAGAATGCAGAAGCGTTCAACCTCCTGCGGGGCGGGACGCACCGCGTGGACCGTGTCATGGTACCAGCCGCCCACGTCCCCCGCGTAAACGCGAGGCGTGACGGCCGCCCACTTGGTAAGGAACGGGCGGAGCCAAGGGTCGAGGTACGTGGACAGGACGAGGCCGCGCGCCTTCGTGGCAAGGAAGGCGTCGAAGTCGCGCTTGCGCAGCGACGCGGCAGTGGCGCCCGTCACGATGCCAAACTTGGCGGCAATGCGGCGGGCGTCAGGGATGAGCACCGGCTGCGCACGGAACGTGCCGCCGGGCTGCATCACGTGGGCGTCGAAGAACACGCCAGAGCAGAAGCCCACGGGGTTGGGCTCAAGCTTGAGCTCGAAGTTGAGGCGAGCGAAGTGCGCGACAAGCGCGGCGTGCAACTCGGGGGGGAGTCCGGAGATCAGCGCGTCGTCGCCCATGATGAGCGCGACGATGCGCCGCTCGACATGGTGGGCGCACGCGAAGGAGTACACCATGGCGGCGTTGGCGCCTGTGTTCATCGCGGACGTGCCGAACATGCCGGACTTGCGCATGCCGCGCTGGTTGCGCACGACCACGACACCCGCGCCAGGCGTGCCCAGGTGAATGGGCGCCTCGCGGATGGCGCGGTTCGCAGCGACCCACTCGGGGCCGAGCACAGTGCCGTACGCAGCCTCTTCCGCCTCCTGCATCTCCATGCCGACGGAGCAATCGAAGCGGGACGCGTCCATGCCAACGACCTCACTGCCCATGAGCGCGCGAACGGCGCCCATGTCCACACCCGTCATACCTATGGCGGAGTAAATGTGGATACCGTGTTCAGGCAGGTGGGCCAGGCGGACGACAAGCTGCTTCATCGCAACCGCAGTCAGGATGTTGAGCGGGGTCGGAATGGCGCAGATCACGCGGGGGCAGTACCGGTACGTGACCATCTTGTCTTCGACGTTGATGCCAGCTTCGATCTTGACGAAGGCATACCGCCGGAGGCCAGCGAGGCGCGCGATGTTGAATCCGTACGAGGCGGCTTCATAGAACGCGTCCGTGTACTCGCGGCGGCGCGAGCCCTCAGGGACATTGGCGATGACTTCCTCGAGGGTGTGGCGCTCGTCGTTGGGCTCAGTGACGCGCATGAAGTGCTCGAGCGCAGCCTGGAACGCAGCCACGGCGTCCATGTCGACGCCATCGTCATCGCGCGGCAATGGGCGCGCGCAGCGGGTGATGGCGGCGGCGTGGCTCGCGTAGATGCTGGGCTGCACCGTGGGGCACAAGCGCGTGCAAGGGCCGATGATGCGCATGTTGGGCAGGCTGGGCTTGGAGACGGCGCCCGGGACCACGCGCATATGGACCAGCGCGCAGATCGGCGCGCGGAGCAGGGGGTGGTCGGCTTCGAAGTCTTCGCCGCGGAAGAGCTCGCCGCGCGCGACGGGAATGCCGGCGTCGACGTCGCGCCAGGTGCGCTCCGGCGGGCGGACGACCCAGGACGCGGCGGCCGCGAGCGCGAGGAGGCCAGACACGGCGAGCAACGCGAACGTGGCAGGCGCCACACGCAGCACTTCGCGCCAGAAAGCCTCGACAGTGAAGAAGTCGCGGCAGCGCAACCACGCGATAACAATG